TCCTCAAGGCCATCCAAGAGAATGATGCCGATGCGGTCGTCAGTGCGATGTCCGACTTGGCAACCATGATGGATTAATTGAGTGGGGGCTACGTGCCCCCACTTTTCTTTTAGGGGATAGGTATGCCGAAGAACTTAACAACGCTTCAAAACCTTGTTGATCGTGTACGGCAACGAGCTGATATGACGGGCTCGGCTTTTGTCTCCGACGCCGAAGTAATCAGCTATATCAATGTAGCAATGGCCGAGATTCACGATGTTCTCGTAACCAAGTTTGAAGACTACTATATTAGCTCGCAAGAATACGTTTTACCTGGGGCCAACGGCTCTGATTTGCCTGATACATTCTACAAAGCCTTGGGCGTCGATTTTAACGTAGGCGGCTTAACTTATCGATTAAAGCCCTACTCATTCCAGGAGCGAGCAATTTACAACTCGCCCGGGATGGTTGCCTCGATGATAACAAACACGCTTTATCATATTCAGGGCAATGTTATTAAATTTATCCCAAGCCCAACCGTGTCAGGGACAGCAACTCTTCACTATGTTCCCGAAGCCTTGCAGTTCTCTACGAGTGAGTCCGGGTATATGGATAAAACAGTCCACGACAAAGCCCCAGCAGTGGCTTACGGGTACGAGGAGTATGTTGTTATAGATGCGGCCATTAAATGCCTTCAGAAGGAAGAATCAGACGTTCAGGTGCTACTTGTGCAGAAACAGCAGCAGCTTCAGCGAATCGAACAAGCAGCAGGCAAGCGTGACGCTGGTGAGTCTTACTCTATTAGCGATGTAACGGCTGGAACCTCGTCTTATCTAGACGATGCGATTAACCTGGTTTAGTCATGATTGAGTACAAGCGACACAGGACCGACGACACAGACCTAACTCTTGTTCAGGATCGAATTGAAGAAGCGGTGGTGTCGTTGCAGTCAAGCGGCATAGTAGACGGTCGCCTAATCCCTGGCATTGAATTTACAGCAGACGTGACTAAAAACGTTTATCACGGCCTTGGAAGAAAATATCAGGGCTACATCGCTGTTTCCGTTAATGGTAAGTGTATAATTTCCGTAGTTGACTCCGCAAACATTAACCCCTCTCAGTACATAGCGCTCCAAAGCATAGGGACGCCATGCACTGCTTCATTGTGGGTATTTTAACAATGCTAGAAAAGAAGATGCTGTCGTTCGCTTTGCTTAAGGGCATGGATGAAAAATCATCCGACTCATCACGCGAGCCGGACGCCTTAAAAAAAGCGTTAAATGTTGAGTTTACTAAAAAGGGCCAAGTGTCTAAGCGCGGCGGATTTGTATTGACTGACAGCCGTACAGACAAAGAGGCTTTTGGTGAAACGGGCGACATTAGCACAGGCAAAGCAATCTCTAAGTTTCAAAATGAAACTCTTATTGTTGCTGATTCTAATCTGTATTCAAAAATTGGCGGGTCAGGTCTTTACAATAAAGGCACGTATATCCCATGCACCACTGAAAACGAATTTAAACGCAGGCAAATCGATAGGCGACAAAGCAATGCCCAGATTGCTGAAAACAACGGCATTCGTGTGTATGTCTGGGAAGAATATAAATTTGCCAATCGATACGAGTACGGAACTAAATACGAAATTTACGCTGATGTCGAGCACATCGAAACAGGGGCCATGCTTGTAAGTCGGCACTTAGTAGAGAGCAACACCATTGCGATTGACACGGACTCCGTTACTGACCAAGACTGCCTTTACCAGTTTGGTCAGCCTCAATGCGCCAAGCTTGGTGATAGAATATTTATTGTATTTAAATGGGTAGATGGCTCTAGTGATAACACGCTTTACTACACCTCTGTTAACTGCGCGAGCCCTGAAAACGCGGTTTCCATAGGTTCTAAAAATGTTTTAAATGATAACGGCGGAACAAAAATAGAACTTGCAGCAAGCTTCCCCGTGTTTGAAATGGACCACTGCACCGGAACAACTCACAGCGAAGCCATTGCTTTAGCTTTTCACTCTGCCAGCACAGAGCTTATATTAACCTATCTAGTCAAAAGCGGCGCAACGCTCGTGGGCTCATCTACGACGCCGAGATTAATCTCAACGGGCCTACCCGATCCTGAGTTTAATATTTTTGATACACGGGCAGGCATAAATAAGTATCCGCCTACAGGCTTAATGATAAAAGCCCTTAATGATGGTGACAGTGGGGCGTCATATACAATTATAGTCGGCTATACGATTGATGATTCAGGCACTGCAAAGGTTCAGTTAGTATCGGTAAAAGACGACTTGTCAGCTCAAAACGCCTACACGGCAGACACTACAGACCCAAGTGGCAGGACCGGGAATCTTTGGCTTTTAAACGGCACAGCGGCATCAGTTACCGGTTCCGCAACAGGTGCCGCAGACGTGTTTTGTACGCTATGGTTTCAAGATGCCAGCACATACGCATCAAATCTTACGGGCGTCATTGACAACACTTTAGGCCAAGGTGTCCCACCTACCCCTGCAACAACAACGACACAGCAAGCGTCAATAATGCCACAGCACTTTGTTAGGTCTTACGCTGTAAGCAGAAACGACGGTTCTTTTGCTATATCAACGGTTAAAACAATTGCGTTTAATGCGACTGTAACCTCTGATTTTTTTCGGTACAATGCAGAAAACTATTGCGTTATCTCTCAAGTAAACGACAACGCTCTTTATGCTGATATGTCGGGCTCTACTACACTTCAAAGAGGGCTAAACAACAACTCTGTTTTAGTTAGCGCTGACGGAGAGCTTATTGGCGCACTAAGAACAGGCGAATGTTGCGCTTGCTTTGGTTCTGAGTGGATAACAATCTGCCCACCTAACGGAAGAGACACAGAAAACCCTGGCGCACTTACACCCGGAAGAGAAACACGGAGGCTGTGGCACGGAGTGCAGCGCGTAACCGCAAGAGATACATCTACGCGCTTCGTGTTCGGCGGCTCTCGTTTTGCTGGGTATGAATTTTATGCAGCAGGTCAGTATTCCACAAGCGACTACCCCGACAACAGCTTTGGTATTTCTTTGTTTACCGTAGACTTTGCCCCTGCTCGAACCCTGGCAAGTGTTGATGTCGAAAGGACTTGGCTAGGGACTGGCGGTTTTTTGCATGGTTACGATGGTAATCAAATATTTGAGAATAACTTTGTTGTTTATCCAGCCATACGCAAACTAACGCAAAGGTCATATTCAAACACCTCTTACTCAAGCGGCGTAGTAGGCGGTTATCCTAATTCTAAAACGATAGAATACTGCGCCATTTACTCATGGACCGATGCAAAAGGTAACCTGCAACAGTCCCACCCTTCTGAAATTGTAGACGTTACAACTGAAGCGGGCCTTGTTGCTGGCACTACACTAACAGCGGCAGGCACGTCTGGGTACGTTGCTGATCAGGTTTACGCAACAACAGTAAGCGCGGGTTCAGGGACCGGCGCAAAAATTTGTGTTAAGACAGTAAGCAGCGGCTCAATTGCAACTTACACGGTAATAGAGCAAGGCACTGGTTATGCTGCCTCTCAAACATTAACGGTAGTGGGCGGTTCAGGCGACGCCAAGATTCTTATTGATACTATTACGGCTCAGAGTAAAATAGAGGTTGATATTTATGTACCGAGTTTTACTCGAAAAACAGATATCTCAATAGAAGTTTACCGCAACGATGCAGATGGTGGTTCCGTTTTTTACCTAGCGGGCCAAGTGCCGGTCCCGTCTGCTTTGACAAAAAGCTATGTGACTTTTACTGACGCCCCAGCCGACTACGCAAAAATTACAAAGAACCCAATTGAAATATATACTACCCCCGGTGTTCCTCCGAACAACTTTATAGGCTCTTGCACTGACTTGGTACGGCATCAAAATAAGATTTATGCAGCAGGGATAGATGACACGGTTTATATGTCCAACGGTATTCAAGAAGGTACTGACGTTGGATTTGTTCCAGACTTCCCAAACTACAAGCTAACGCTTCCAGGCGACCCTGGGAAAATTACTGCGATTGAAAGCAACTTAGACCATTTTATTATTTTTACGTCTGAAAATGGGTTTTACGTTACAGGCTCAGGCCCCAGCATTGTAGGGCAAGGGTCGTTTTCTCCGCCTCGACTGTTTGCAAGTGACCAAGGCGCTAAGTCAGGCTCTGCTCACACGGACAGCCCCCTCGGTGTTTTTTATCAGTCTGATCGTGGCATTTATCTTATTGGCCGGGATATGTCTGTAGGTTATATTGGGGCGGCAGTTGAAGACACTGTTGG